CAAAACGTGTTAAATGCCCTGGAACGGGAAGCGTTGTCGGGGAATGTAGCGGCGGCAAAAGAATACCTTGATAGAACAGAAGGCAAAGTCATTGATAAGAAAGAAATTACAGGGGCGAACGGGGCGGATTTAGTCCCAATTATAAATGTCACCACTTCCGGAAATTAATGTTCAACTGCACGAAAAGCAGACTTTGGCGTATCAGTCAAAAGCTACTGAAATATTGTATGGTGGCGCGGCTGGTGGTGGTAAGTCTCACGTGATGCGGATTGCTGCTATTATCTGGTGCTCCATGATTGCCGGATTACAGGTTTATTTATTTCGGCGGGTGACTAAAGACCTGGTCAAGAATCATATTGAAGGGCCGCAAGGATTCAGGCGCCTGCTCTCCCCCTGGGTGATATACGGTTTTGTGCAGATCGTGGATAAGGAAATCAGGTTTTGGAACGGGTCAAAGATTTATCTCTGTCATTGTGAGCATGAAAAAAATATGTACGATTACGATGGCGCGGAGATCCACCTTTTATTGATGGACGAGCTTACCCATTTCACCGAAAAGATATTCCGGTTTTTACGGGGCCGGGTCCGGGCGGTTGGCCTGCCAGAATTACCAGACAATTTGAAAGGATTATTCCCCCGGATAATTTGCGGAACGAACCCTGGAAACATCGGGCATCTCTGGGTTAAGAAAACGTTCATTGACAATTGCCAGCCATACGAAATCCGGCAGATGGATGATGAAGAAGGCGGCATGCTCCGTCAATTCATCCCGGCCTTGTTAGAAGACAACCCGTCAATGTTGAAGGACGACCCAACATATGAGGCAAAGCTAAAGGGGTTGGGCAGCAAAGCACTGGTTGAGGCGAAGAGATACGGAAACTGGGATGTGGTGGAAGGCGCTTATTTCGATAATTGGTCACCGGCAAACATCATCAAGCCTTTTTCTGTCCCGGCAGATTGGACCCGGTTTCGTTCATTTGACTGGGGATCTGCCAAGCCTTTCAGCGTGGGATGGTATGCGGTATCACCAGGTTATAACGTCGATGGTTGTCAATTTTTACCCAAGGGTGCTATGATCAAGTACCGGGAATGGTACGGATGCAAACCAAAAAAAGAGGACACGGGGCTTAAAATGACGGTGGAACAAGTCGGGGCAGGCATAATCGAACGAGACGGAAACGACAAGATAGCATATTCCGTTGCTGACCCGGCAATTTTCGCCAAAGATGGTGGGCCATCCATGGCGTCCAGGTTCAAAACCAAAAAAGTATTTTTCCGTCGGGCCAAAAATAAACGGACGTCCACAGAAGCAGTGCGGGGCGGGTGGGATCAAATGCGGGATAGGCTGGATGGTATGGACGGGAAACCGATGCTATATTTTTTCAACACTTGTTTTGATTCAATTCGGACAATCCCGGCCTTGCAGCATGATCCAAATATACCGGAAGATTTGGACACTACGATGGAGGACCATGCGGCAGACGAATGCAGATACAGTTGCATGTCAAATCCCTGGGTAAAACCGGACCCGGAACCGGCAGCGAAAAAACCAGATTACGACGCATATAATGAAATGTCAGAAGATCAAGGATGGCGGACAGTATGAATAATAAAACGGGTGATACGGATTTGGCCCTGGTAATTGGATTTGTTGAACAGTATCTTGACGCAACACATGACGCACGGCAGCGATCCGAACGAGCCAGGGATTATAAAGACGGTTATCAATGGACAGCTCAGGAGCGTCAGATCTTGGCCAAACGAAACCAACCATGCATCACGAATAATCGAATTAAGCCAAAAATCCAGTTTTTAAAAGGGATGGAACAACAGACCCGGACAGACCCAAAAGCTTACCCGCGTTTTCCTGACGATGATGAAGCAGCCGAAGCGTCAACCGATGCCCTAAGATTTATCGAGGATAACAACCATTCTAAACAAGAATTCTCTACAGGTTTTGAAACTTACCTGGTGGAAGGTACGGAAGGGCACGAAGTTATAGCGGTTTCAGAAGGTGAAGGAAAATTCCGGGTTGAACATAACGTCCTGCAATGGGATCGGCTTTGGTGGGATCCTCACTCAAGGCGGGTGGATTTTAAAGATGCGCGGTTCAAAGGCACAAAACAGTGGATGGATTTAGCCGAAGGAAAAGAAAAATTTCCGGATGCCCCGGCCGACGTTTGGGAGCTGGATGATTCAGGTTCGTCCACCTTCGGCCTGGATGACACTCATCAGGATAGGCCAAACTTTTTTGTCGATTCGAAACGGAAGCGGGTAAGCGTTTTTTTCTGTTATTTTATTCGGCGCTCGGTTTGGCACTATTGCATTTTTACCAAGGGTGGGTTCATTAAACCGCCTGCGCCATCACCTTACCTGGACGATAACGGTCAACCAGAACCACAATTTGAATTTCAATCAGCTTTCGTGGATATTGACGGGAACCGATATGGTGAGGTTGATTCATACCTTGACTTACAAGATGAGATTAATAAGCGGCGGTCTAAACTCCTGCACCTAATTTCTGTCCGTCAAACATGGTCAACAAAGGGCGCGGTACCAGAAGGTGGGGCGGCTAAAATCAAGGGCGAGCTAGCCAAACCAGACGGCCATGCAGAGTTCAATGATGGCGAATTTGGCAAAGAATTTGGAGTTTTTCCAACAAATGATATGGCAGCTGGGCAGGCTCAATTGCTGAACGAATCCAAACAGGAGATTGATTCAGCAGGGGCGAACGCAGCACTTGCCGGGACAGAAGAACGATTGCTTTCTGGTCGGGCGCTTCAATCATTACAGCAGGGCGGGACGGTCGAGCTTGGGCCATTATTTGATGGTCAGCGGTTTTTGAAAAACCGGGTGCATAGAATGATGTGGAACCGGGCGCGGCAATTTTGGCAGGAAGAAAAGTGGATCCGGGTTACTGACAATGAGAATAAGTTGAAGTTTACCCGGATTAACGGTGAAATCAGGTTGGGTGATCAAATCAAGCGGAAGTTTGAGGAAAACGGTGTAGAGTCATTGTCAGAAGAAGAGATGATGATGATTGAGAACGCGGATCCCAGGCTTGACACGGTAGTAGAGATTGAGAATAAAATACAGGATATGGACGTTGATATAATTATTGACGAAACCGCCGATACCGTAACCTTGCAGCAGGAACAGTTTGACGTTTTGGCCAGATTATATGAAGCGAACCCCCAGGCGGTACCGTTCGAGCTGATTATTAAAGCCAGCCAGTTGCGGAACAAAGACGAACTTGTTAAACTAATCGAAGGTGGCACGGATGAAGAACAGGAAGCCATGGCCCAGGCCAAACAGCAGGAAGAGCAAGAAGCCAAGCAGCTTATGACTGCGGCAGCAACGGCAAAAATTAAGGTGGATGAAACAACGGCGGCTAAGAACATGGCCACGATTGAGAAAACTAAAGCGGACACAAAACAGACAATGGTTGAAACCGCTATTGATATCGAAGCTGCTACTGACCCGGAAACTGAAAAGGAAACCGTATAAATGCTACCACAGGAATACAAGGATTATCAATGGATTGCAGATCGGTTCGCAGCCATAAACGGTGTTGAAATGATCTTGATTAATACCCAGGCCCAGGGGTCCGAGGTTAACTTGATGATTACCAACAACGCACCAGGCGATTCTAACAAGACTTTTGTTTTTCCCTTGAGAACGTTATTTTACCTGGATTATGCAACCGCCCCGGAAGACTGCCCAAACGACTGGGATATCAATTCTTTTTCTGACTCGGACCTAATTGTAAACATGGCTGAGGCAAAAGCAAAGGTCATCTTTGAGGATGTGAGGTGTAATTAAATGCCAGACTTTCAACGAAATAATCCGCTAAATGATTTTGGGAACCGTCTTGATGGATCACGGAAAGGAACTGGTTTTCTCGGTATATTAGAAAGGCCCGATGGTAATATTTCAACTGAAATTTCTATAGGCGTTAATTTTGATGGAAAAGAAACTGAAATTCCTACATTAGTACCTACTTTAACTCAAGACGAAATCAATTATTTACTGGGTGGGAATAGACCGACAAGAGAAATCGTTCAAAAAGCGGTTGACCATGCAAGGGGCAGAATAGGACAAGGAATGTCCCCTTTTAAAT